CGAGAAGTCCCGGTTCTGGGGCGTTCGCCTCCACCCATACAGTACCAGATCACTTAAAAATTTACGGGGATTTAATTACCCCTAATAAATTTATATTTTGTATTGAATGTAAGAAAGGATACAATCATTTAAACCTTTATAGTTTATATAATCATAGCTCAGATTTCTGGAAATTTATAGAGCAATGTGAAAAAGATTCAGAAAAATGTTCAAGGATTCCCTTAGTGATTTTTAAACAGGATAGACACCCTATATTAGCCATAGTTCCTAAGGAGGTACACTTTGAGGAATCTCTTAAGTACATAGACATACACAAGAATAAAACTTATAGAGTCTATTTATTTGAGGAACTCCTAAAGTGCTGGGACTCTATGTGGTTTGATGCATAAGCTTTTCTAAAAGATTCTGTTGTCCTTTTAAGAAAGATAACATAAGGTTCTCTTCTTTTTTGGAATCTTCCTTCCACTTCTTTCCCAATCTACGGGCTGCTTCTTTTGCTAGAAGACGAGCTTTATCTTCAGGCATATCTTCTTTCGAAGCGTCAATAATAGCTTTAATTGCCGCAGCCTCTGATTCACTATCTACTACAGCTTCTATCGCAGCCTTAGAGGCAATCTTCTGCTCCTTTTGGAGTTCTTTAGGTAGATCTGGGTAGGGAGTAGCTAATATATCTACCTCTGTTAGTCCATCATGCTTTTCAATCCACACCTCATCTTCCACAGGTTCCATCTTAACCATCACCCCATCAGTTGGATCATTATCTACCGTTCCATCTGAATGCCTATAAGTAACATCATCAGGGGGATTATCTCCCTTAGCTTCTTCTCTATAATTATCAGCCCATTGTTGGTGAAGATCAGGAGCCATTAATCCCGCAGCCTTTTGCTTTTTCAGCTTAAGCTTACGCGCCTTAAAGACTTTAGTTCTATCCTCTCGGCTTTCTCCTGCCCCTTGTGTGCCAGAAATAATTTCTGAGGTGTTCTCTCCAACATTCCATTTGAATTCCCCTCTTGCTGTATCACAACTAGCCAGAGTTTCCCCGGTAGTTTTATCAATTAAGTTTAAAGTTCCACCTGAACGAACCCATTGTGCGGCTCCGTCTTTAATCTTTTTCAGATTTCGTTGAACAGTAGCATTATTAAGATACACTCCTTGATAACCATCTTCAATTCCTCTGGAAGTTCTTAAAACTTCTTCCGTAGAACCCACTCCTAAACTATAACGACTGGAAAGATAATCAATCATATTTTTATCAGTAACCTCTCCCTGTGGTATATCTCGTTTAAGAACTGCTTGAATCATGTCTCCATGTACTTTATTTAAATGAGCGTCATCTTCTTTCTTTTGTTTAGCTAATTCTTTCTCCTCCATATCAGAATAAGGAGGAAGATCATACGCTGTAGCTGGCTCTAAGGCTCTTTGGGCTGCATCGTACCTCTCTCGACCATCTTCATCATGAGTTTTATGTTCCCACCATGAATCCAATGCTAATCGTCTAGTTGTAGTACTTCCATTGCCCGGAGTTAGAATTTGTATCAATTTTTCTGATTCCTTCTTTACTCTTGCATGTTCATCACAGGCTCTAGCTATAGTTCCTGCCCCTAAGCAATTTTCTAACCTCTCATCATTAGCTACTTTATAATCAGCCGTTGCCTGAGACATCCCATCCTCTGCGTTTATTTTTTTTGCCAGAACCTGAAGACCGTAACTGTCGATTAGCTTTCCATCGGCATCCATAACATTTTGAATTATCTTAGCGTTAGGGTTACATACTGAATCTGTTCGACTACCAGAGGAGAGTCCTGCCCCTCCTGTACTTTGAGAAGAGGTTAAAGTCTTAAGTTCCATAGACATTTGGCATCCTTCTTCTCCATCTGAACGCTTTGTAAGTACCTGATCCATACCTACGCCTTGTGCATCTGAGTTACAACTATCACTTTCTTCCGCTTTCTTTTCATCTCCCTTAGGTACTGTAGGACCTAACAAATCTTTATAATGGTCGTAAACTGCTCCTCCCGGCTCACATACAGAGGGATCATCCCACTTAAGAATTACATCTGCTTTCCTACCTGATGAATCTGAATCAATAGCTCCTTCATGTTTGATATGGTCAGGGATAAGTTCAACTTCGTTTCCCCATACCTCTTGATCAAAAGATTGATTAACGAAAGAAGTCATAAGTAAAGCCTTAGCCATATCATCTCCTGCTTCTTCCAAAAACCTATCAGCGGTCTCAGGATCCATTCCTTTTTCAAATATTAAAATGTTCCTAACTGCTTCAGTATAAGATGCATCCTTCATGGTTATATCAGTTCCAATATATTGTCCTAACTCTACCATGCGACCTCTACCAAAAACCTTTACCATCTTTTCCATACTACCATCTTCTTGAGCTTCTTCCAAAACTTCCATCATCTTATCATGGTAGTCATGAAGAATTTTCTTTTTTTCCTCAGGAGTTTTAGCTTGCTCCCACAAAAGTCTGGTCTTTTGAACGATAGCGGACACCTTCATAAACTTTTCAGCTACAGGACCTCGATAAGATTCGTCTGCCCCTCCACTCTTAGGGGGAGTGGCATCGGTGATGAGGGGAATCTGATTTTTTTTCTTTCTCTCATCATCCTGAGCCTCAAATTGTGAATTGTAAGCTTTAGCAACAGTATTAAACTGATCGGCTAAGTTACGAAGGGGATCGCTTTCAGAGGTAGAGTGATTACGATAAAAGAAGAAAACACCATCAAAGGAAACTCCTTTGTCGGTGAATTCCATCCTTCTCATAGCTTCCTTTAACTCCTCTGCTTCACCAGCGGTCATAGGAGTATCACCTTCTAGTACCCTACTTGGATCTTGGAACCAGCCCTTCTCATGGTAAGTCTGTAAAAAACCTAGAGATCTATCTAAGTTCTCTAATCCTTTTTGTTTCTCTGCTTGAGACACTTGATCATCGGGAGTAGCAAAAATCTTTTCTTCTATATCTTCTGCGGCTCCAGTATATCCCTTAGCATCATCTCCTAATACATTAATTAATGTAGTAGTTCTCCTAGTATGTTTTTCTTTTCTCATACCGGGGAAGAACTTTTCTACCCCCACATCTAACATCTTTTTGAGTTTTGATACTACACCATCTGCAAGTTTTTCAGTTTCGGCTCTTGCTTTTATTTCCGCAGGATCTACTTCTTGCGGTGTATCCTCACCTCCTCCGGTTGAAGTTGTCCCCTCATCTCCAGAGATAAAGTTTACTAGTTGCTGAAAACCTTCAGGTTCGTCCACATTAATACGAAATCCTGTACCATCAGGAGTAAAAGTAAAGACTGTACCACCGTCATCTCGCGGGGGTTTATCTGAAAGCCCTGATTTCCAAATAGCTCCTGTAGATTCAATCCCATCAGAGAATCCATCAACAGGAGCTTTATTTTCAAAATCTAATTGAGCCGCTCCCGCAATGGCAGTTTTCGCTTCCCCCTCTGCATCCTCATTCTGTTCGCGTAGAGAAAGTTTAAACTTTCTCTGCTTAAGCTGTTGATAATTCTCTAAGAGGGCGTAATAGTAGTCCATAGTTTATTATAGGAAAAGCCCAGCCCAGAAGAGTCTAGGCTGGGCTTTTTCCTTCCATATTTCTTTGAATTAATTACTTACTTACTTACTCTTACGCGAATTTCGCTTCACCGACTTTGGCTCCGAAGGAGACATGCTCCATGAAGTCGTATCGTAAGACTAGTTCGATAGTATGAAATTCATTAGTAGCATAGTTAAATTCAGCAGTCTTCCAACTTAGTGGGAACACTCCAAAGAGGCGTGTCTCCATAAGGGGTTGACCGTGAGCATCCAAAGCAACAATAGTAGCTCTTTGTGCTTTCCAACCACCAACAGGAGGTACTTCGTCGGAAGTATAATTAAACTTACCTTCCATTGGATCGTAGATAGCACTGAACCAGTTCCATAAAGTATTAGCTACCTTTGGCTGATAAAGGTTATCGAAAGTAACAGTAATCTCTTCCCCTGATCCCTTACCGGGATAGAAGACTTTATCATTAACACGGTGTACTTCAATAGCTTCCGTACTAAATCCAGCGGCTGTTACTTGTTTACATGCTAGGGTAAGTTTATTATCACTGCCTTCTTCTTTCACCTTACCGGGAAGAACAAAGTGCATCTCAAACTGGTAAGCTCTTACTGAATCTAATCCTTCTGAGATAACAGGTAAACCTGATTCAAAATTACCTGATCGGTACGAGGGTTTGCCGTCTGTGATAAAGTAAGGGGTATTATCTTTTAAATCTGACATTTTTTATTTCTCCTAAATTGAGGCCGACTGACTTGTGAGGTTCAGTTCGAAGACCACCATCTCGGCAGTCTTTGTGGGTTTGATGAGGATTTTTGTCCACATTTCGTTTCTATCAATCCTAATCGGGGTATTAGTACTTGAGTCACAAATACATTTGAACTGAGTAATACCTCTTCGCATTGCAATATCATTCAACATCGGGTTAATAATGTCTTGTACTCTCGCCCAAGTGATCGGATCATTAGGTTCGAATACGAGTCTCTGAGTAGAGGCCAGAATCTGCTTCTTAATGTAGATCATCATGCGCCTCACATTAATTCTATCAAGAGCAGAAGGGGCTCTCTGTGTAGTTCTTTGCCCGAAGATTGCAATTCCATTCTGTGGGAAGTTCACAACTGGGTTGAGAACATTTCCACCAGAATACATGGAGTCGCGGTCCCCTTGGTTAAGAACAACTTCTACATCCGTAGGCTTAGTTAAGCGACCTCGGACGAAGCCAGCAGGAGCAAACCACGGATCAGAAACACTGTCCGTCACCCCAATTTGTCTCGCCCCATAAATTTCAGGAGCTAACCAGCGGTCCTTGCCGTCAAAGGGTTGGAACACCTTCAACCAAGGCCAGTAAAGAGCAGCATAAGAGCTATTAATGGCTGCGGTTCGTGCGGTATCAAAACCATTACTCCAGTTGATTGCGTCACCTGTTCGTCCTACATTGTAAGGAGGAGAAATTAGAGCGAGGAAATCAGTACTTCTTTCTGCTATAGTAATGAGAGCATTTTGAACATTTTGAAGATCACCAACCCCTGTGCCGGGAGCAAGAGCTATGGAAATGTTAAGTACAGGATCATCTAAAGCTTCAATACCTGTCTTTCCTCCGTTCGCATTTACCAGCCCGATTACCGTGGTAGCCACATCGTCTGCGTCAGAAGGTTGCCCGTTGGTTCCACCAGCGAGGTTATAAGTTCCTTGAACCAGCTTGCAGAAGCGGGGGTCAGCAGTAACATAAGCCCCTCCCACTCCTTGCCTACCTGTCACAGCCCCGAAGTTCCCTAGGTTCTCTAGGTTCTTCTCAAAGGTTGCGAGAGGAGTTGGTACAACCGTATCATCCCATGTACCACTAGCAAATTCACCAGTGATAAGGTTAGAAGTCTTGGAATCAAAAGTAGTTCCAATAAAGTCTTCTTGGAAAGAACCAGATACTAGACCAGCTTTAAAGGTTTCAGCAGCAGTTCCTAAATCATTAACTTGTTCTGCGGAAGCCACTCCACCAGTTCTGGATACTTCAAAGGAAACCCCACTAGTAGATCCGTCTCCCTTTGTCCCAGCATTGTAGCCCCCTCCGGGCCAAAGACTTTTAACTAAGTAAGATATGGTATCAGTATCCATTCCCGTACCAGAGGCTGTACCGTCTGAGAGAGCAGTTCCGCTTCCCCCTAATACAGTAAGAGGCATTAGAGCAACCGCTTCTGTCCAAGTTTCATCATCGTCCATCAGGAGTTCAAACTTAGCTTGTAAGGTACTTCTATCTCCTGCGGCCCCACATCCAACAAGATAAGAGGAAGCATCAGCAGTATTCTCATTAGCAAATGCACCTACCATATCGGAATCTAGTTCTCCACCTAATACTTTCTTAAGGGCAACAATACTGTTAGCTCCTTGAGAAGCTGAGAGGGCCACAGTTCCCGCTGGGATGAGGTACTTCTTAGCATCAATAGTTTTATTACCTAATTGATCATAAGTAGTAATAGTTAAGCGTACACTAGAGGTTGCCCCATCCAGACTACCAATTGCGGACATTCCTCCTGTACCAAGGATAGGATCGCTATGAGTACCACTTACTAAGAAGGCTGGACAGCCTCCAATCTGGACTGCGGCTGAGGCTTCAAGAGCCCCCGAAGCACAGCGAATGAAGCGCATTGAGTTAGTAGCCTCTAGAATTTCCAAAGCACCCTCTAAGGCTTGACCTTTGAGGGCTTCGGACGGCTCTCCAAACTCATCAATGAGTTGAGAGGGGCTAGTAATTAAAGTAGCTTTATTGTTATTAAGACCAGCAATAGGACCGCGACCCGCGAAACCTACGATCCCAACAACAGACGAATTAATAGTGGGGGCATAATCTGATACATCTTTTTCGATGACATATACACCGGGGCTTACATAGTTTGGCATTTAAATTCTCCTGTTATGCGTTCTTGATGGTAATTAGTTTTCTCTGTTGAAATCTAATACAATAATCTGTAAGATACGAAGCTGGAACCTGAATAGATTGCTTTGGTTGTAGATACACATGTTCCACTCCCTTACTAGTTCTCATGGGGATACTCCAACTTTGCAGACTGACATTTGTGATTTGCTTCATCATGATACTTGTTCTCCATAGTATATACAGTTTTCGATGAGGTTTTTGCTCATTTTTTTTAGTATAATGTAGTGTCCATATTAAACTCTTCAATTTCACCTGTGGAAGTTACCAAAAATTTAGGATTAGGGATATAAGCCTCCAGTTTTATTCGAAAAGTTCTCCTAATTACCCGCTCTTGACGGTCGGAAGTTTCAAAAGTAGAGTTGTCCGTTTCTTGATCAATAAAAGCCATAGCTACATTAGTGTACGAATTTTCTACAGTTAGATGAGGGTTGAATAGGAGCCTCACCTGTTCTACTATCTGATCTAAGTTACTCTTGTACTTTGCCCAGATATTAATACCATATTCAATGTCTAAAGCTCTAGGAGCCAAGCTTAAAACTCGGAAAGACCGCTTTTTATCTTCGCTCCACCAACTTTCAGACACCACATTAGTAGAAGTCCGTCTCCTAGGATCAGCATTATTAGATATGTCTTGATTAATGGAAAGAATTGGAAGAATAATATTGTTTTCTTGCTTTAACTTTGCTATAGTTCTCTCTGGGTTAGCATGTACACACTTAATTCCAATCACTTCATTTTCTGAATTGATATACTTAAGGGTACTTAACTTAGATATCATAAATCTTAGTGATTCCCTATAGAAAAGGGGGATATTATTCTTCTGTTGGGTTCTTTGAGCAATTTTATTTCTGGCCCACACAGCCCAATGTTCAGGACGGTTGGAGGGGAATTCTCCTGTTGCTGTAGCTTCTGTGGTATTAGCTTCCATCGTACATTTCCTCTATAGTTTTTACTACTCCTGCTCTACCTAAAGGTTCTGAGGTAGCAGTAAGCGGAGTGTCTTGTACATCTGAAGAATCGCGGAGGAGTTTGGCTGCACAAACTAAGTGGTAAACACCATAAATTTCAAAGCTGTCTTCCTGTACCTCAATTATTTCATACTTTTGATTCTGAAATCTAGGTTGTAAAATATCTCCGGGCTTTAAGTGCCCCTTAATTCTAAGTTCCATGTAACTTTTATTAAAAACAAATAGCTGATCATTTGTTAATTCTATTCCAAATTGACCCAGATTCTCCTCTAATACCTTAGGCTCGTAATGTCCGTAAACTAATACAGGCTCCTTAGATATGGGCTTATTTCGTGCTTCCATATACACTTCATCATACTGAGTATTTCCTTGAAGATAAGAGTAATAAAGGATCTCTGACCCAGAAATCTTAATCATTTCATCATCTATAAGATTAAATAAATTGATATCAGGATTAGTGGGATCAAAGAAATTTAATCTACCGTCTCCCTCTTCTATCTCAGGCAGCGGAGGAGGGGTTACTCCTACCTTAAAGTTTTCTTTTGACATTAGTATGTTGAGAAGCGGGGCGGTTCTTCAAACTCATCTAGAAGTCTCTTAAAAAGTTTGTCTTTCTCTTCTGTACTCTCTTTTACTAGAGCTTCTCCATTTAACCTTGCGCCTCCTCCGGGTGAAGGTACTGTTTGATACTTACCTCTAATTTGTCCTAACGCACCCTTAGCAATTGCTAATGCATATTGTTGAATCCAATTTCGGTACGCTGGGTGAAGTGTGTTTGAATTTAATGCTCTGTAAACTACAATAACTGTTTGAGGAGTTATGACAGGTCTAGGTACAATATGTAGAAATTGATTATCTAGAATTGAGAAGGCTCCTTCTTGTCCTAAAATCTTTCTCAACATCTCTAAGTTTTGTTGAAGAAGATAAAAATCTCCTACTCCAAAATTCTGAAAGAGATAGTTGTCTTGAAAGTATTTAATGAAAAAGTCAAATTCTAGGGTCCCTGCTTGAGACTGAACAGATAGTAAAGTCTTCTTGTATACCACATACTCTAAATTATTTAGAATATATTGGGGAAGTTGGTAGGTACTAATACCAGCCGAGGCATCAAAGGTGACAAATTGTTGAGCAAATAATGGGGCATGATTATACATGGTCCCTACAGACTCATCAATACAGGTCTTAATTTGGTAAGGAGTAAGCTCTACCCTTACAACAGGGTGTCCTAACTGAGCAAGGATATAATCCTTTACAGTTTCATCAAAGCGAGTCCACTCTATTCCATCTTTAAAAGTAGTGTTATTGAGAGTTTCATAATTAATTTCATTACCTCCCAAGCTCCCGTCTGCGGTCCCATCCATCACGGAAGTTCCTGCATATCGACTAAAGCTGTCGCCCCACTTAGCTAATCTAGGTATTACTGGCATATTTAATATTCTCCTGTGGAGTTAGAATAGAAGTACTCTATATCCCTACTTTATATAGGTAAAAAGAAAGAGCCGGGAAACTTAATTTCCCGGCTCTTGTAGTTTCAAGTAGTAATTACTTACTAGTTAGTTCCAAAGTTTCTAGACAGTGTTACCTGTCACTTTTTGGAACGGTGGGAACAGGAAGTCTGCGGTAGCACCAACGAGTCGAAGGATGCGATAGAAACGCGACTCAGGAGTTACAGCAGCTTTGCCATAGCGTGTCAGGATACCCTTCCTAGGCTGGAAGGTCTCGGGATCAACGATAGTTGGCAGTTGCTGGAGCGGGATGTATGGGCAATAAACAAACCCAGCATCCATAGGACCAGAACCCTTATAACCAATCATGATCTCGTCTTCGGGATACATGGGGTCAATATAGAGATCATACTTACCAGCAAACTTACCCTTATACTCAATGGAGTTAGCGGTAATGTTGGTAGGACGATCTGCTGGGGCCAATCCACCCTCAAGCTTCGCAGCCGACTCCAACATCGAAGCGATGATTGGAGAGGTCACAATCCAGCTACCCGGACCACGGAAGGTGGTCTTATAAATGTCGTTTGAAGCAAAGTTAATCGCTGCAAGCAGGTTAGCATAAACCTGACCGACATGCTGGGGAGCAAACTTGTTAACATTGGGATCCATAAAGTTGCCCTTAAGGTCCACAAGGTAGACATTGCTATTAGTACCAGAACTATTAAGTGGTGCGTTAGCAAAATCATAGAGATAAGTGCCGGGAATAAACCCTTCAACTCCTGTACCTCCCACGGGAATATGCTCAGTACCTGTCTGTGGGAAGTCGTTGGAGTTTCCGATATCAAGAGCGGAACGGTTCCAACCAGTAAGACCCTTAGGATCGTATGCAATCATACGAAGATCTTCAACCAACTCCCTGTCGATTTCTAGGGTAAGTTCCTTAGAAAGAAGGTCCGTAAGTTCACCCTCTAGGTCGAGGTTATGATAGGCGCGAAGGTCTTGTGCAGCTTCAAGCGTCCAGAGTGAGCGCATCTTACGAGTACGCGCAACAACTGGCTGTTGCTCGATGTGCATGTTGATCTCAGCGATCTCATCACCCTTAAGAGCTTCACCAGCACTTACGCTGTAACCAAGAATGGTATCAGCATCAGGCCAAGAAGCAATTTGACCACCCATTGTGGTCGAAGGTGAACCCGAAAGATCGTCAAGAACATTGCTCATGTCAACTGTATTACCTGTAGCGTTAACATTGGCACCGCTAAAGATTGCTGACGCAGTGTTTCCACCGTAGGTGAGATTGTACTTACTGTAAACAGTTTGGGTACGATCAGTTTTGCCATAGTGACGGTCGTTACCCAGATAGAAAATCTGGGAAACAGGTCCACCCATAGGCTGAACCCCAACAATATTGTTGGCAATAAGCTGTGGATAAACACGGCGAACAAGAGGGAATGCAAACTTCTGGAAAGTGCCAAGCTTACCTACCGTGGTAGGAGCCGAGTCTTCGTCAAGGCGATCTGCATTTTCAGCAAGAATAGCCTTGGCTTGGTTTTCAAGCAGTTGTGCGGTTACACGCTTTGTGTAATCGTTATCAATGCCCTCTAGTACGGGTGCCCACTTAATACAAACTTCTGAATTTTCTTGTAACATAGTGATATTTCCTTACTAAAGATTAGATCGAGGCATGAACTTCATAACCTCAGGGGTTAAGAGGTCATTAACCTCTTGCGGATTTGCAAGGGTTGGTGCCTTCTTTTTGTCAACATCTTCTGCGATAATAACCGCTTTTTCAGAAGACTTAAACGGCAACTCTTTAGATTCCTCTAAAACTTCGACTGCCTCCAAGAGTGTATCCTTGTCTTCTTCAAGCTTGTCAACTTTCTGCGTCAGAGCCTTCATTGAAGTTTCCATTTTTTCGTTTTCCTCAAATGCTTTTCTGAGTTCATCGGTTAAAACATCTACTTCAGCTTCAAACTCTTTCTGTTCTTGAACGAGATCAGAAATTGTACTATCTTCATCGTCCTTCCTCAATTCCAAAGCCATCAATGTCTTCACGGAAGCAAACAGAGCCGCATTTCGCATCGTCTCATCTTCTTCCTGAAGCTCCCTTAGAGCTTGGTCCTTTAATTCGTCAACTCGGGAACGGATAAAACCCTTTACCTTAGCTTCTAGCTGGTTGGTTTTTTCATCCACCTGTTCCGAGATAACAGTATTTACTAGCGATGCAATCTCAGTAACTGCGGCCTCTGAAAGACCTTCAGGTAACAATTCCGCGATTGGCAATGTTTGTTCGGTTGTTGATTTCATAGTTTAAACTCCAGTGATCACAATATTTACAGATGCTATAGATAATTAATTAAAAATTTTTATTTTTTGTTGAGTTTATTTTCTAACAGCCTAATAAAAATCTTTTCAGATAGAGCCTTCTCATAAGCGGTTCTAACTGTTTCCTCAATAAACTTAGAGCCCTTACTCTCATTTACCAAGCCGGGGAAAGCTCCTTTTGTAGAGGGGTCAGCAACTAAATCAAAGGTTACGAGCTTAAAATCATCATTAACAAAAGAATAATCCCCCCTTTCTGTAA